GTCTATTTCGCCTACCCGTGGGGAGAAAAAGACACGCCGCTCGCCGCCCTGGACGGCCCAGAGGACTGGCAGCGGGAGCTCCTCTCCGACATCAGGGACGGCCTCAAAACGCCGGGCGACGTCATCCGCGAAGCCACCGCCTCCGGCCACGGCATCGGGAAATCCGCGCTGTGCGCCTGGCTCATCCACTGGGCGATCGCGACGCACGAAGACACGCGCGGCGTCGTCACCGCCAACACCGAAACGCAGCTCCGCACGAAAACATGGCCGGAACTCATCAAATGGCACCAGCTCTTCATCGGCAAAGAACTCTTCCAAGTCACCGCGACCTCCATCTTCTCTGTAGACAAAGGCCACGAAAAGACATGGCGCATCGACGCCATCCCATGGAGCGAGAACAACACAGAAGCCTTCGCGGGCCTCCACAACAGAGGAAACCGCATTCTCATCCTCTTCGACGAAGCCTCCGCCATTGCCAACCCCATCTGGGAAGTCGCCGAAGGCGCCATGACGGACGCCGATACGGAAATCATCTGGTGCGTATTCGGCAACCCGACGAGAAACACGGGCCGCTTTTTTGACTGCTTCCACCGCTTCAGGCATTTATGGCATACGCGGCAAGTCGATTCACGCAGCGTTTCCTTTTCAGATAAACGGCAGCTCAAGGAATGGATCGACACCTGGGGAGAGGAAAGCGACTTTGTGAAAGTCCGCATCAAGGGGCAATTCCCAAACGCCTCCGACCTCCAGCTCATCCCTACGTCTCTTGTGGAAGCGGCGCGGAAAAAGCGCCTCAGGCCGGATCAATACGAATTCGCGCCCAAGGTCATCGGCGTCGATCCGGCGTGGCAGGGCGGGGACGCCACCGCGATCATGCTAAGGCAGGGTCTCCTGTGCAAGCAGCTGGCCTTTCTTCCGAAGAATGACAACGACATGCTTGTGGCCAATCTCATCGCGCGATTTGAAGACCAGGAAAGGGCGTCCGCCGTCCACATCGACCTGGGGTATGGAACGGGCATCTACTCTGCGGGCGCCACGATGGGAAGGAGCTGGCGTCTCATCCCCTTCGGTGAAGGTGCGCCGGATCCCGCGTGCAAAAACATGCGGGCGTATATGTGGGAACAAATGCGAAGGTGGCTTGTGGACGGCGGGACAATCCCGGACGACCAGCAGCTCGCCGATGACCTGACCGGGGTGGAAATCAAGCCGACGGACGACGGGAAGCTGTGCCTCCAGTCGAAAGAATACATGAAGTCCAAGGGCGTTCCCTCACCGAACAAGGCCGATGCGCTCGCGCTCACCTTTGCAGTCTCGGTGATTCGGGCGCCGTCCCGAAAAAACATCACAGAATTTAGCTTACTGGATTAGGAGGGATTCACATGTGCAGCTCACTATTTGGCGGCAGCAGTAAAGTATCGACGCCTGAAATTACGCAGGTAGCCCCGGCGGCCACGAACGTCACTTCCTCGGACATCTCCGACTCAAGCGGAAGCGGAGAAGCGAACAAGCGGCAGAGAGCAAAGCGCGGATACGCCGCAACGCGTCTGGCCAGTGACACGCTGGCCGGATCGGCGGGAAAGACGACTCTTGGATGATGGACACATTGGCGGCAAGAGCCGAGCCTATCGCGCTGCCGTCAGACGGCCCGGCGGCTAAGGTGGAAAAACGCCGGATCAACGCGCGGCTGAAATCGTTAGAAAAGCAAAGGATTCCCTATGAGGACAGGTGGAAATCTATCCGCGACTACCAGCTCCCCTTTCTGGGCGTCTTTAAGGACACGGGAGACGAAACGGACAAGGGCCGTAGAAGAGACCTGGGCATCGCCAACGGGTGCGCGTGGCTTGCCAATCAGGCCTTCGCGGCGGGGATCATGAGCGGCCTGACGCCCCCTTCGAGACAATGGTTCAAGCTTGGCCTCTCCGACGCGACGGCAGAAGACGACCTGGAAGCGGCGCAGATACTCGATGAGCGGCAGGAAATCCTGGAATATGTCCTCCATCGCTCCAACTTCTACAATGCGGCCCACTCGGTATACATGGAGCTCCCCTTCGGACAGGGGCCGCTGGGGATCTTTGAAAGTCCCTCTACATGGGTAAGATTCCAGCCCTACACCATCGGGACCTACTATCTGGACGTGGACAGCGCGGGAAGAGTCAACACCTTTTGCCGCCGCTTCAAAATGAACGCGGCCCAGCTTCGGGAACAATTCGGGGAAGACCTGCCGCGCATGGCAAAGGACGCTCTTGCGGGAGAAGGAACCAAGTACGAAAAGGACTTTCCCGTATATTGGCTCGTCATGCCAAACGTAAATAGACGGCCGGAGAAAGAAGACAATCAAAACATGCCGTGGCTCTCCCTCTATTGGCTGGAAGGCCAAGGAGAAGACGACCATTACGGCTTCCTCTACATCGGCGGCTTTGAAGAATTTCCCGTCCCTACGGCCCGTTACCAGGTAACCGGCATGGAGCCTTACGGGAAAGGCCCAGGGTGGTATGCCGAAGGGGAAGCCAAGATGCTCCAGCTCATGAAGAAAGACTTCCTCACGGCAGCGGAGCTTCTCGTCAAGCCGCCCATGAAAGCGCCTCCCAACATCAGAATCAACTACATTCCGGGGAACTCGACGCCGGTAAATCCCATGGAAGGCGGCCAGATCGAACCGCTCTTTACCGCGCCGACAAACCCGCAATGGCTGGCGCAGGAAATCATCCGATGCGAAGACGCCATTAAGCGCATCTACTCCGCCGACCTCTTCCTCATGCTTGACTCTCTCGACACGCCGCAAATGACGGCAAGAGAGGTCATGGAACGGCAGCAGGAAAAGCTCCAGCAATTAGGGCCCGTCGTTGAACGCCTCCAGGACGAATTCCTCTCTCCAATCATCGAGAGAGTTTATAACATCCTTGAACGCCGCGGCGGATTTCCGCCAATCCCGAAAGAACTCGCGGAGCGCCTCGCGGACAAGGAGGTCAAGATTGAATACATATCGCCCCTGGCGCAGGCGCAGAAGATGAGCGGCCTCGTAAACATCGAGCAGGCCGTCTCCTTCGTGGGGCAGATGGCGCAGCTCTATCCAGAAACCCTGAAATCCGTAGATCCCCTTCAAACCGTCAAGCGCTACTTCGAGCTCCTTGGCGCCCCCGCCGTCATGCAAAGGAGCATGGAAGAAATCGAGGAAATGCTCCAGGCAGAGCAAGAAGAAGCCAGGCGGCAACAGCAGATCGCCGAAATGCAGGCGGCGGCGCAGACCGCGGCTCCGGCGGCGCAGGCGGCTAAGAATCTCACCGAAGCCGCGCAGGACGGGAACCCCGCGCTCCAGAACCTTCTGGGAGTATCCGGTCCGGGAGGCCCCAGCGTATGAGAGGGATAACAAACTACGAGGATCAGCGGTGGAAAAAATACCTCGACGCGCAGATTGACGAAAAAGACCGCAGCGCCTGGAAAAAAATCCTGGAAACGGAAGAAGGCCGCTGGATCTTCAGCCGCATTCTTCAAATGACGCAATGGGAAGCGCCAAGCTTCACGGGAAACTCACAGACCTTCTACAACGAAGGGAAGCGGGCGATCGGGATAGAAATCACCAAGAGGCTCGCGGCGCTCCACGGGCACGACAGCCTCATTTGGCGGCAGCAGGCAGAAAAGGAATTCGTTGAATTTCAGGAAATGCAGAACCGCTTTTTTAGAAAAGGAGACTAACCATGGAGGAAATGAACGTGGGCAACGATAACACGAATGCCCGGCAGACCACGGACCCCACAGAAGGAAATGCAATGCAGAACCAGCCGCAGGGGGAAGCTGTCGGGACGCTTGCTGGGAATGCCGGTAAGACGGAAGGGCAGACCGGCGCACCGGACGCCTACGACTTTACGGGATCGCTCCCGGAAGGTGCGGAGCTTGACGAAGCAATCGCCCGTGAATTTGGCGAAGTGTGCAGAGGCATGAACCTCACCAACGACCAGGCCAATGAGCTGGCCAAATACGGCTACGGCTACGCGCAAAACGTCGTAAACGCGGTGGAAGCGGCGCGTCAGGACGCAATCGCCAAGATGGGGGAAGAAACGAAGAAGGCCCTCGGGGCGGAATTCGGCTCCACCATGGGCCTTGTGGGGCAGGCGGTAGAAAAGCTGGAAAGAGAATTCCCGGACATCCGCCAGGCGCTGAATGAAACCGGCGCGGGAAACAACCTCACCGTGATCAAGGTTTTAGCAAAGGTAGGGACGCTTCTTCGCGAAGATCCGGGCGTGGACGGCGCACCGGGCGGCGGAAGAACGGACAATATGTACTCCAATACAGACTGGAGCAAGATTTAAGGAGGAAACATGGCAACCTTAGGAACCATGGCCGTTACGTTTAACGACCTCAGGAAAAGACAGGCGCCCGATGGCAGCATTGACCACGTCATCGAGGTGCTGAAAGAGACTAATCCCATTATGGATGACGTGAAGTGGATGGCGGGGAACCTCCCGACGGGGAATAGGACCGAACCATTTCTCCGTCAGTGTCACCGCCTCCTCGAAAGAGATGTTGCCGGTGACAGCCAGTATCGCATTATTCGGAGCATAAAATCGGAAAAAGAATG